AAGACAGGTTTTGCAATATCTGCATTGCAAGAATTAAGATTCGCAGCAGATCAATCAGGAATAGCAGCCGCTACGTTAGACACATCATTGCAAAGATTTAGTAGACGAGTGGGTGAAGCAGCACATGGGACTGGTGTCTTAGTCGACGATTTAAAGAAAGCAGGTATTGCCATTAAGAACCAAGATGGCAGTATGAGAGATATTAATAGTGTCTTTATGGATTATATGAAGGCTATTGATGGTGCTGGTTCAAAACAAGAGAAGTTAAGATTAGCAATTGCTGCCTTTGATTCGGAGGGTGGTAATATGGTCAATATGTTAGGTGATGGTATTGCTGGTCTTGTAGGGATGCGTGAAGAAGCACACAAGTTAGGTGTGGTGTTAGAAGATAATACAATTAAAAAAGCAACTAAGGCAGATGATGCTTGGGGTCGTGTAAGAATCCAATTCAAAGCAATCGCTTTAATAGCAAGTGCACAATTAGCACCTGCTGTTAAAGAAGTCGCTGATAGATTGAGTGCGTTATTATCGAATAAAGAAGTAGTTCAAGAGTTAACAGATGCATTCAAGTCATTAGGAGATGGGCTAATATCATTTGTTAATTTTGTCACTGGTATTAACTGGGGTTCAATATTCGAAATAAGTGCTATCGCAGCATTAACTTTTGCAATTAATACACTGCGAAAAGTATTGTTTATGATATCTAAAGAACAAGTATGGAACGTAATAGGTGGCAAAACATCATATTTAAGTGGTGTATTCGAGAACTTCGGAGGCAAAGTAAAGTCCCTCTCAAAAAGTGCAGGTTGGGGGGCGTTGATCTATTATCTACTAAACCTGGGTGATGCGTTTAGTCATGCGGCTTTCTTTGCGGATTTATTCGGGGTGGAACTTGTTGATGTTGATAAGAAATTAAGGGCAGTCGAAAAAAGTCATATTGGTTTTTGGGGAGTGCTAGGAAACTTCTTCACAGGTAACTCCACATTATTATCTCTCCAGGGTGAGACGATGCAGGAATACGCTAATCGTGCTATGGTAGCCGTCGATGCAAAGAAGAAGTTAGATGCAGCAATGTCAGAAAAGGAAACAGAAACTACGACACCAGCACCCCTACCAAAACTACCAAAACTACCAGATGATGTTACTGATGATATGAGTACTCATATAGACAAATGGACTGATTATCGTGATGCAGTTCGGCGGACCACAGAACAATACTTACCACTTAAAACTGCTACTACTGCATATAATAGTAATGTAAAACAATTATCCTATGCGTTAGAACAGGGAATAATCACATCAAAAGAACACGCAACGGCAATGGGCAATCTTAATACTGAATACGCTGAATTTGCTGGCATTATACCAATGGTGTCCGATGAATTAGGTGATCAGGAAGAGAAGGCAAAAACCTATGCATCTGCATGGAAAGATGCATTTACTGAATACAAAAATGCTGCATTTGATGCGGCTAATGAAGCCAAGACAATATTCAATTCAGTAGCAAAATCAATGGAAGATGCTATATTTAACTTTGCTAAAACAGGTAAAATGAACTTCAAATCATTTGCCCAATCAGTTATTGATGACCTATTAAGGATACAAAGCAAGAAATTAGCGGCTAATATAATGGGTGGTGTGACTAATCAAGGGAATAATGGGTTATTTGCTGGGTTATTTGCTGGTGGTGGTGTGATTCCATCTGGTAGATATGGAGTAGTAGGTGAGGCAGGTCCAGAACTAGTACAAGGACCAGCAAATGTAAGCAAAGCAGGTAATGCAAGCGTTACATATAACATTAATGCTGTAGATGCACCATCATTCCAATCATTAATTGCAAGAGATCCAGCATTTTTATATGCAGTAACAGAACAGGGCAGAAGTACATTGCCATCATATGGATAAGGAGATTAAATTATGAGTTTTCAATGGATATTTGATAACGCTGAAAAAATATCAGTTAGTAATAGAGAGATAGTAGGACAAACAATTTCAAGAAATGGAACGGTAAGGGCTACCTCAAGAGGAAGTGCAGGTACCACATTCACAATCCAATTACCCGATGGTATGCCATGGGAGGCAATTGCTTCAAACATACAACTAATTGAGAATGCTAATAAATTCACTGTGGAAACAGTTGCATTTACAAACACAGGTTATACGGATTGGATACATAATGGTATGTTAACACCAGGACAAACTTGGGATGTTATTTGTACTACAATGCCACAATGGACTATATTCCAACGAAATCAAGTTAGTTGGAGTGGTTCGTTTGTATTCAATGAGAACTTAGTATGATTGATTTAAGTTCATATTCAGGTGTTGAATCAGCAGTCTTCATCAAATGGGTTATTCCAAATTTTGAAACCGCATTACTGAGTGATTATAATATCCCAATTACATTCGGTGGCGATACCTATGTATCTATTGGGAGTCTACTTAATATGAGTGGCACTACCTCTGAATTAAAGGCAAGTAAATCACAATTGAGTATATCACTATCAGGTATACCAACAGCAAACGTGAGTGATATACTCGATAATGAGATCAAAGGATCATCATTAGAAGTATATCGGGGGTTGTTCGACCCATCTTCACATGCATTACTCCCCCTCCCAGAGAACCCAATATTAAATTTCAAAGGAATAGTAACCAATTATGGTATCACAGATGATGTGGATGTGGTATCTCAATCAGCAACCAATACCATTACCATTACTTGTAATAGCATAGTAGAAGTCCTTGCAAAGAAAGTAGGTGGCAGAAGAACCAACCCAGTTGACTTTCCCGATGAAGGTAGTATGAATAGAGTACAAACCTTATCTAGTTCAAATTATAACTTTGGAGTACCAGGGTGAGTTTTTTTAGTAATGCATTCAAATGGTTGGGTGGTAATAGTCTTGGTGCTAACTTAGCAAAAACAGCCATATTAGGCTACACATCTAGGTTATTGAGTGATAATGTGAATGACACCACATCTACCGAAGCGATTGATGAGGGTGTGAGATTACAACTTAATCCAAGTACTGAAAATAAGATACCTGTGTTATATGGAGATGCTTATTTTAGTGGGAATATAACTGATGCTTCATTGAGTCCTGATTACAAACAAATGCGATACTGCCTCGCATTGTCTGAATTAACAGGCAATACACTTGATGCAACCCCATCTACCTATACATTTAACGATGTGTATTTTAATAATAACAGAGTTGTATTCAAAGCAGATGGATTTACATTAGACCATACCATTGATAGTAGTGGCAATCAAGACCCAAGTGCAGAAGACCTAATAAAAGTCTATTTGTATAAAGAGGGGACTGCATTAAATGGTGGTCCATCCCCTGAAACATTATTAACTCATTGGACTAATCACCCAATGACAAACCTATTATATGCAATTGTAGAAGTGAATTACAATCGTGCTAAGAATGTCACTGGATTACCACAATGTATATTCCATATATCAAATAGTTTAGATATGCCAGGCGATGTGTTAAATGATTACATGACTAATACAAGTTATGGTGCTGGTATAGATACAGGTGACATAAGTGGGTTAGTAGAACTTAACGCCAATGTATTGAATGGATTTACATACACAGATGCAAGTGGCAGTCAGCAAGTAGGACAGACAAGAATAAATGGTTTGGTATCCACTACTACTAATGTATTGACGAATATAGAAGCGATGACAAAGGCGTGTAGTTCGTGGTTGAGTTATGACATACATCAAGGTAGGTGGGTCGTTATAATCAATGAGAGTGGTGCATCTACAGCCTCATTCACGGATAGTAATATCATTGGTGAAATATCCGTGAGTGGGTCATCTTTAACTGGTCTATATAATAGTGCAGAAGTTAAGTATCAGAACACAGATATATTAGATAAGGCAGATTTTGTAAGGATTGATATTCCATCAGGTGATTTATTTGCCAATGAACCGAACAATACTGTACAGATCGTATTACCTTTTACTAATAAACAAAGCACAGCATTAAAAGTTGGCTTGATTGAGTTAAAACAATCCAGAATTGATAAGATTATTAGTTTCAAATCAGATTACAGTTACCTGAATGTAAAAGCAGGTGATTTGATTGATGTGACTTCCCCTGCATTCAATTACACAAATAAAGTATTTCGAGTAGTTAATGTCAAAGAAGTAGAAACCAATAATACTATAGTATTAGACTTTAAGTGTATTGAATATGATGCTGATGTATATACATATGATATTGCTGAATATGAAATTGAGACCGATGATGGACTATTAAGCATTGGTAGTATAGGTAAGCCTAATACACCAACAGTAACCAATAATGACACCGGATCAAACCCTCATATATTAATGGGGAGTGTAGTTCCAAGTGGTATTGTTGATGAAATGGAATTTTGGGTAACACATGATACCTCAGTACCCAATGATTATGATAGAACATATGTCAAAGTAGGTACGCAAAGCAATACAGATGGTAGTACTTATACTGAAAATCAAGCAGTTAGTTATCAATATGGTCAATTAAACCAAGGTGATCTATATGTAAAAGTAAGGGGTATGAACAATATCACTTCTGGTCCATTTAGTGATCCAAGTGGGTTGATTGCATATGTTCCTGTTCAAGAACCAGACAATATACCTGATGGGGTATCCATTGGTGGACAACTAATGAGTTTGGGGATTATGACATTATTAAATAACTTAGATGTCTTATTTGATGGCGATCCCAATACAAGTCTAGTTGATGCGATATTAGATGACTTCTTCCCAAGTCGCAATCCAGCAACACCAATGGATAAACAAATAAAAGAGAGTTTAATCAATGACCAAGGGTTTATTGATGACCTCGTTACTGCAACTCAAGGTGCAGAAGTAGTAGCACCTGTATCACTTGATGAATTAGAGGATGTTGATACTAGTGGAATGATGGAAAATGATGTGCTGAGATATAATGGTACTTCTTGGGTTCCAGAACAAGTTGATGCCCCTGTTGTCGTGACTGGTTGCATGGATTCCGAGGCTACGAATTACAATGCTGATGCTACAGAAGATGATGGTAGTTGTGAATATGATTCAGGAAACCCTGATAACCCATTGTATTTTGGTGGTAATTGTTCAG